GCGGAGGTGCCGTAGGCAATGCCCGTTGAAATTTTGTCCATGGATTTCATAGCCTCACCTCCGCAAATAACGGATGGCGTAGTTTTACACTGAGAAATGAAAGGGATTTGAAAAGAAAAAACCGCAAAAGCGGGCGAAACGATATATACAGTAAGGAAAGCACTCTATCCAACAAACCACTCACAGTTAATCGGAATAAAAGCAGAGTGCTTATGAATGATCGCCTGCCCGAAGGTTAGTATTTCTGCACAGCAATTTTGCAAAAAAAAGCGATCATTCATAACTTAAACGTCTTTCAGTCACTCCGGGATTTCCCATCATCGCAGACTGAAAGACTCTAACTGGAGCGGGCAGCGGGAATCGAACCCGCATCATCAGCTTGGAAGGCTGAGGTAATAGCCATTATACGATGCCCGCATATGGTGCGACTACCGGAATCGAACTGGTGACCTACTGATTACAAGTCAGTTGCTCTACCTACTGAGCCAAGTCGGCACTGGACCGCCACCGGGGACTCGAACCTCGCACACTCAACTTAAAGGGTTGACGCTCTTTCCTGATGAGCTAGTGGCGGTTGGTGGCCCTTGCTGGATTTGAACCAGCGACCTGGCGATTATGAGTCGCTCGCTCTCACCACTGAGCTAAAGGGCCGGGCGCAGGATAATAACGTTACGAAATCAATGTTGCAAGCATTCAAAAATCACCCTTATCTCCTCCACCAGCGCATTCACCATGTCTATCCGAGATAAGTGGCACAAAAAACCCGCTTGTGGGCGGGTTTTGTTTGCTTTTGCCATCACGTACAAAATCGGCAAAATATCAGATTTGCATGAAATATATGCCTTTCAATCTACTTTTGCAACACTTTGCTTTGAAAATGCCGTCTTTTTTTTGAACGTGTTCTCATTACAAACAATAAAGCCTCACTATCCAGTCGGTGAAAAATGTGTTTCATTGCAACCCAGTGACGAGTAAATGTTTTGGACCAGTTTTTAGTTGTCACTCCCGCCAGTAATGCCAGCTCCTGGTATTCATAACCTTCCCCACCAAAAAGTTCTGCTTTTACTGCCTGCGCCGCCAGCCAGATTAATTTTTTCAGGCGTTCCTGCGTTTTCCCTGCAATTTTTCTGGTACCGGATTGAGCATTAAATTCATTCCACGCCCACTGTGTTATCGCGATCTGATATTCCCAACAAATACTCCCGCTGTAACACCACAACAACCAGGCTTTATGATGTTCTTCAAGAGACAGAACAGCCCGCCGCCACGATGATGTCGAAAACCCAACCGGACTGACCAGAGGAATTGACGTCCCCTTCGCCAGCGATTGCTTTCCCGGGATTGGTGGATTATCCCGCGTTATCATTTTTCCAGTCACTTCATCGCGGTACCGGATTTTTTTACGCCTGTAACGCCCTGTATCGAACATGGCATTCTCTTGCCAGGCTTCAAGCTGACCTTTTGTTGCCCCACTCAAATCAGCGGTGGCGATAATGAGCTGCTCACGCACAAACTGTAAATACTGGTTATTCATGCGCACCCCAGTTCTGTGATTTTTATCCCCAGCCGCCCACCAGGAACGAGCTGACCGCGCACAATATTGATTTCATCAAACTGCTCGTCGTCTATAAGTAGTCCAGCATGCGTCAGCGCATCCAGCGGTGCCTTCAGGATATTGTCCAGGTCACGACGGCGCTTATCCGGTGGCTCTGCAATAATCTTTATCGCCAGCCTTCCGGACAGGTTTAATTTCAGTCGCTGCTGGCGAACAATTAGCGCCACATCACGGCGATAACGCTTTCCGGCTTCCGAGATGAAATACGTATTGCCATGACGTCGCCAGTAGGTATTCACCGTCGGCGGGTAAGGCAAAACAAATTCTATGCGTTCAGTCATTCATGCTTTCCACTTCAGGACACCCGAATTTCTCGCGTGCATTAAAAAACGAATCAGCAACAACAGCTGGCTGCCGTGTTTTTCTTCAAAATCTTTTACCCCGGCGTGCAGTTCGTTATGACATTTACGGCACAGCGGAATAACAAACAAATCATCAGCCTTTGTTCCCATCCCTCCCAGTCCATGACCAATGATGTGATGCGGATCATCTGCCTGATTGCCACACGTCATGCATTTCTGCGTTTTTACCCAGCGCGTGTATACGGGCATCTCTTCCCGTTGTGGTTTCTGGCGCTGGAGATACTGAGCCGGAGAATCCGGATCAACGGCAATGCTGACCACCGTCTTTTCCTGTGGTGGATTCTGTTGCTGGTGGGCGTGAGGCAACGGCGCAATATTTTTTGTGCGCTGCTTCAGTATGCTGGTGGCGGTCTGCGCTCCCGGTACGATATCGCTTTCGCGGTATACTGAGCGGATTTTTTCTACCGGTAATCCCAGCGAACGACGTAATACTGCCTCCGGTAGCGCGTCCGCCACCTGATTGCAGAGCGCCCACCAGGATAATTCAGCCAGCGATAATTCCCGCTCCTGTGTGCCATTCATTGCATGGCGTATGACGTCAATCATCCATGCTGACAGGTTTTGATGAGCAAGTTGCCCGAGTGATTCGGAGGTCTGGTCACGCAGCTGGTTGTCGCAGTGCCAGCACAACACCATCGCACCGGTACCATAACGATGTATGACGATTTCGCTGTGATGATAGTCACCATGAGGCCACTGGCAGGATTTAACGTGGCGTAACAGCCAGTCAGACAGTGCACCAGCACCGCCAGCAGCACGAATCACACGCTCATCGCTGAAAAATGGCAGTAATGATTTGTCCTCCGCCAGCGGCTGGCGAACGGCAGGAACGACCCCGGACGGCAGATTACGCATGCTTTTCGGTTCCGGCTCCACCAGTACCCGGGTATTGTGGAATACCGGCATGGATTCACGGCCCGGCTTAACGATCACCAGCCCGAGTTCCGGTACCAGAACAGGTCGAAGTAATACCCGCACGTTACCTCCAGATGCGTTGCTGGAATGTGCGGGACGGACGCGGTGGGCGTTCAGAGTAAGGAAGCCTGACGGAGATTATCCAGTGACGATAATCGAGGCTGAGGGCTTTCTTAATCTCGTATCCGTGTCTGCGGTAGCACTGAATTAGCCACTCGGCCTGTTCTTCAGTGCATGGGTCATGCTGGAACCAGTCAGATTTGAAAGTGCGGGAACGCCGCCCGTGCCTGCTGGCAAAGACGGCAGAATCATCAGAATTGTGTAATTTGGTATCGTGCGCCATCGGTTGTCTCTGCTGGCGCAGCAGGTGCCAGTTGTTCAGGCTGGCGTGCGGCAATATTGTCTCTGATTTCTGTTGTCGTCAACAGGCAGCGTGCTATCATCGAATAGTGTTCTATCCTACTCCTTGAGGTTTACCATGCGTACAACCCAACAATTCAGCATTACATTAACTAACGAGATGGCTGACATGGTGCGCGCCCGTGTGGCTTCCGGTGCCTATGCTTCAGAAAGCGAGGTCATTCGTGAAGGGCTTCGCGCACTGAATGAGCGCGATAAAGCAATCGAAGCGTGGTTAACGCATTCAGCCGCCCCCTCTCTTGATTCTATCCGCGAAAATCCAAACAACGGACGCTCCATTTCACAGGTTCGCGCCGCGATTCGATCCGGAAAGTAATCTGCATGACATATGAAGTCATCATTACTCCTGAGGCCGAACAACAAATAATCAACCTGCACAGATATATAACTGAGAAAGCAGGGAACGTCATTGCTGACAATTATGCCAATGCACTTCTTGATTATCTTGATGGGTTTTCTACATTCCCGCATCGGGGCAATAAACGCGATGATATTCGCCAGGGGATGCGGGTAACTCATTTCCGCCACAGAACGATTATTGCTTTTGCCGTTGATGACAATAAAGTTTTTATCGCAGGCGTATACCACGGTGGGCAAATCTATGAAACCGATTTTTTATCCAGTGCACCGTAAAACCCCCATCCTTCAGGGCGTGGCGGATATCAAACTTTGGTCATTTTCTCTGGCTGATCTTTACCGGATAACCATCCCGAAGATCAATTAAGTGCTCCGGTTCAGAAGCAAACCATGCATAAGATCCCCACGCCAATTCTGGTATTGCCTTTTTAAAAGGCAGAGCACTTCTGTCCATAAATGCCGTAAGGAATGCAAGATTTTTCTCGCTGAACCCAGCGTCAATAGCCAAATGAGTGAGAGTAACTTTTCGTTCCCTGTTTATAGGCCCATCTGTCGCAACTACTTCAGTGAAAACTACAAGCATGTCCGAACCCGTTCGGTCCTCTCCCAAATCAATCAAAATAATATCTGGAAGTGCTTTTGAGGCATCAATATTCAGCCCCAATGCTTTTGCCAATACATCATCCTGAGCAACAACTTTATTCCCGGATTCAGACAACCAGAGCACAGTTGGATTCTTAAGAAAATTAGGAGCAAAAACTTCGATGACGGCCTTAGCTATTGTACTTGACGGGCCCGGAGCTAAAGTTCTCTTCTCTCCATTTGGGAAAGTGACGACTACGGCATCAGCAGCAATCACTGCCCCTGATTTCAATAAACGCAACCTGGCAAGAGCGGCTTTGTTCAAATGATTTTCTTGCCAGGAACTTATTGCACTCAGCAGCGAATCTCCTTCAAGCCCGGCATCAAAGAGTGCTGCAAAAGAGCGATTCAAACTGTAACGAGGACGAGAGGATGTGGTGGGTATACCTTTACGCTCAACAATTGCATTGCAAGGTATTAGGCCATTTTTTATAGTTTCATCACGTATTGGCTCACGCGTATTTTCCGCATACCATGCATCAGCAGGCCTTATCTTTTGTTTAGAGAAAGTCATCTTTACCCAGCTTTCTCTGGACGCATCATCAGTAAGAGCAGCCTGCGAATCTCCCATACTTACAACCTGGCTGGGCCTTATCCATCGCCCCAGCCCCTCAACCGCACCAGCATAAAACATGACAAAAATTGTTTTTGCAGCTATTTCCCGAATTAAATATCCACGATTCTCAGTCCCTTCAGGGAAAATTAATTGTAATCTTTCCCGGATAACATTCAATGGGGGAACAACAGGCAGATTCATGCAATCATCACTCCATAGAAACCAGCGATAGTTCTCTCAATAATCCGTCTGTGGACGCCAGCATCAATTAACGATTGAATCTCCATCACCTGCTCCAGAGAAGGCAACGGGATTGAATTCAATTCATAGGCCGAAACAGCAACACTTCCGCTTATACACCTGAACGCCCGATCGACAACATGCGAATTAAGTAGCATATCAATAACATCAGGGCGAACCGCAGAGAACAATCCGTTTGAATATACAATATTAATATGGTTTTCAACTACTACGCCACCAGTTTCATCTATAAATCCCTGAGGTAAAATTGCCGCTAAAATCCTTCTGTCCTGTTCCTTCGATGTTGTCCGCTGAACAAGCACACATTCAGATTTTGTCACAAGGAAACCCTGTTGTGGGGTTATATCGATATAGGGAACATGATTTTTTCTGTCTGCACTAAAACGAAAACCAGCTGAAGTTATTGATTCCGCCCAGACTAATGGGTAGCTATTTTTTCCTTTCGTCGTACGCAACTGCGACTTAAATCGATTCCAGACTAACTGACCTGTAGAGACTGAGTATCCCAGATCAGCTAAACGCGTAGACATCTGTTTTAATACATTAAGAAAACAGGCATCATCTTTAACGCGTGGCAAAAGCCACGTTGCTCCACCTTTTTCTATATCAACATTACCTATTTTCTCAATTTTTGCTTTGTTCAACCCCTTAGGGACAAGTGAGGATACCTGGGCCCGAACTTTATGTTCTCCCGCCTTGAATGCTGTCAACATTGTTTCCTGGAGAACATCGTCAAAGACCCCATCCCTGTCAGCGACGAAATCAAGGGCATACGGAGTAGTTTTTTCGGTCAAAAGGGTTCGCAGCGCGGTGAAATACTGCCCACCAAGAAAAGAAGTTGGCGTAAGAAATGCAATAACTCCTGTTTTCTCTTTAACCATGCGAACAGCTAAGTCGGTGAACAATCCATATAGATTTGCATGACCAAATAACGAACGAGAATATTTTTCTCTCGTTTTAATATCGAGAGTGACACGTCCGTAAGGCGGATTCCCTACCACAAGATCATAACCAGAAAATTTATCTTGCTGAAGCGCATCAGCAACAATAATTGTATCTTCAGGCAATCTACGTTTTACCTTTACACATAGTGGCATTAGTACAGATTCGAGCAATACCAAACTCATCCAAGCCGCAAATGGATCGATTTCTATCCCCTTTAAACGACGACTGATTCTCCTCAACATCCATTCAGGGGAAGACCCCTTGTCTTTTTTTAACATTCGAATGGCTACTGGTGCCAAAAATGCACCGCCACCACACGCAGGATCAATAACCGATGCATGAGAAAAATCAACACCAGACTTTTCAGCCAGGTCCAAGAGACGCGCTACCAAAGGTGGGGGGGTATAGTAAGCCCCCAATTCCGAACGGTAAGCGGATGGCAGCATTACCGTATAAATTGACCCAATCAGATATCCAGCGTCCTCCGCCGGAAATTGAGCAATAAGCTCACCTGTTCGTTCAGCGAGCTCGCGTGCATCACATGGAATGTCTTCTATGTAAACAGTGTGCGGTACTGCCCTCATTTTAATGCTGCTTTTTTGCTTTTTTGCAAGGGTATCCCAATATGCAGCTACGATGCTGAAGCAGTATGAGCGGGCATGCATCAACCTTGACTGCCCGGTTTTGTAATTGCCCGCATAACCTTTGGCCATGGCTTTACAAGTTTGATATCTTTCCAGATTAGAAAACTCATTATCTGTAAAAAAATCAAAATGTTGCACATTCATAATGTAAAATCCTAATGTATCAAACATGCGGGCCATAACATCTCATGGTGGCGCATAGCAAACTGGCCCGAAGAATATCACGCACCAAGTCGATCTCATAACCCGTTATGACAATAAATCTTTGTAGCTGAACTCACTTGGTGATTTGTCAATCATTCCTGGCCTCCAGTTCGTCCTGAATCTCTTTATCGAGTTCACCGTATTTGTTAGTCCTCATCACTCACGACTTGACTTCCAGAAATAACCTTGATTATTCGGGGCTATATTTTGTCACCCTGCGTATCCGCGCTTTCGCATTACGCTCAATCTGGATTAGCTTTTCTATATTTTTTCGCCTTTCCCGCTCCTCCTGGCGCAAGAGCCTTACATCATCTGCCAGTCTGGTTTCTCTTTTCGCCACAGAGAGCATCCAGTCAAACGGCTCCACAACCGCACCGCAGATTTTACAGCGGACCTGACGCTCTTTTTCGTCAACCCGGACAGAAGCGTGATGGCAATATGGTCTTTCCGATGGCTCATAAAGAAAATTAACCTGATTACGAGGGTTATCCTCTTTTACCGGAAATAAAACGATATTGCTTAACTCATCTTCTGGTTTTATTTCCATGCTCCTCTCCTTTGATGCGAATGCCAGCGGTAATTGAAGCCTGATAGCTAATTTCATTCACAGTATCGCCTCCTGAAAATTACCCTGATAGAAAGCCAGTACACGCTGCATAGCTTCGCTTTTACGACACTCAGTACAGATTATATTCAGGCGCCTGTCGTAGCGGCGTATTTCTCCGTCAGGTAATGACCAGATAAGGTCCGGATCAACAACAACCGGTTTCCTCACCTTTACTCTC